AACATATATTGAGAACAACAGCGAATATACCCAGTAATTTTGCCAAAATTTACACACGTGGCAAGTATCAGACACCCGCTCACATTCAGCAACTTGAAAAGCGGGTGCTTGAATTACTACTCTCAAAAGACAAATCTAAATTAATTATTACGTTCCCACCACGGCATGGAAAAAGTGAATTCATAAGTAAGTATTTACCTGCCTGGTATCTACTCAACTATCCGCATAAAGAGGTGATATTGACCTCTTATGCAACAAGTTTTGCAACGTCGTGGTCTTTAAAGGCAAAACAAGTTTACTCTTATTTCAGAAATGATTTAACCGTGGATAGACAAGGGCATTGGGAAACAGAGGCTGGTGGGGTTATGCACGCCACGGGTGCGGGTGGTGATATAACAGGAAAAGGGGCGGACTTGTTCATAATTGACGACCCGGTAAAAAATTCAGAAGAGGCATTAAGTAGGGTTTATAGGGACAAAACTTATGAGTGGTTCAACTCCACAGCCTTTACACGATTAAGCCCGGATGCAAAAATAATCGTAATTCAGACACGCTGGCATTATGACGATTTGGCCGGACGTTTTATCAAACAGGGCGATTGGGAATTGATTAATTTTCCAGCAATTAACGAACAAGGCGAGGCTTTATGGCCGGAGCGTTACCCTTTGGAAACTTTGATGGAAATTAAAAAACAAATAGGTTCTTATTGGTTTGCTTCACTTTATCAGCAAACACCGATTATTTCAGAAAATCAAATAATAAATTATGACTGGTTGAAATTCTATGAGGAAAATCATTCACAAGGAATAGTCTTTCAGAGCTGGGACACGGCGTTTGACAACAAACAACATAATGATTATTCAGTTTGCACTACTTGGAAAATAGTTAATGGGAATAATTATTTGATTGATGTTTTTAGACAAAAATTGAATTTTCCGGATTTATTACGAAATGCAAAATCTTTATTTGTAAAATTCAATCCGTCAATTATTTTGATTGAAAAAAAAGCGTCTGGCGAGCCTTTAATACAAAGTTTGAAAGAATTAAGTTTACCTGTGCGTGCTGTGAATCCTATTGCGGATAAAGTAACACGATTACACGCCGTGTCTAATCTTTTTGAAAATGGGAAAGTATTTTTTCCTGCTAATTTAGATACAGATATAATCTCCGAATTGACTAACTTTCCTTTTGACGTGCACGACGATTTTGTGGATTCACTGAGCCAGGCACTTGAATATTCAAAAACAATTTCTAACTTTGAAAGTCTTTTAACTTACAAACCAAAATTACAAGAAAATAATTACTACAAGGTATAAAATGAATATATTTAATTTATTCAAAATTGAGAAAATAGCTTATAAAGACGACGTGCCAATCGGAGCGGTCGCAACATTAAATCCAAATAATTCGCTTGTTGCTTATGATGGAATAGTAGAAAATGCTAATAAGGTATTAAAAGAACTCGGAAATACATTAGCCGACCTATCTAATCTGTTATACGACCCGCACATATTTTCAGTAGTTCAAAGCAGAAAATCTGCGGTACTGGCAATGGAATATGAAATACTTACCGACGATAAAGAAAAACAAGAATTCATTTATGAAACTTTTTCTAAAATAGATTTAAAAGGATTAATTAGTGAAATTTTAGATGCCCCTTTGTTTGGTTATAAACCTATTGAGTTGTATTGGGACTTTCAAGAAGGAAAAGTAATATTACAAAATGCAATCGGGAAACCACCGTTCTGGTTTGATTTTGACAACAAAGGACGTTTGAAGTATTATTCCAACGGGGCTTTTGAATTCGTGCCTAATAAGAAATTCATATTAGTACAGCATAATGCTACGTATAATAACCCTTATGGACATGCTCTACTTACTAATTGTTTACGTCCTTATATCTACAAAAAAGGGGCGTTGCAATTATGGGCTGAATTTGTTCAAAAATACGGTTCACCATTCTTAATTGGGAAAGCAGAAACGAACGTTAACCCTGAGCAATTAGCAAAATTAAATGAATTACTGCAAGATGCAAAAAGAAACTTCACTATTGCAACATCCTCTACGTTTGATATTTCCACACTCGAGGTGGATAGAAACTCGGCGTCTGCTCTATTTGAGGGATTTATTTCTTTTTTAAATTCAGAAATATCTAAAACAATCTTATCTCAAACTTTAACCACGGAACAAGGTAAAACAGGCTCTTATGCGATGTCGCAAACGCACTTACAGATTAGACAGGATATTGTGGATGCGGACAAGTCAATGGTTGAGCAGGCTTTAAATGAAATAATAAGATTACTAATAGACTTCAATTATACGGATGGTATTTATCCCGTTTTAAGATTATATGAGGAAACTGACGTTGATATGTTGGTTGCGCAGCGAGATCAAATATTAAGTCAAATCGTTGATTTTACAAATACTTATATAAAAAATACTTATGGTTTAAGCGACGACGATTTCAAAATGAAAGCAGTTCCAACCCCCGCTTTTGCAGAAAGTGAAACACCTAAAAAACTTGATACATTAGGTGAATTTGCCGATAAAGTAATTAATTTAGCTTTGGAAAAGATAAAAGAAGGAACATCGCTTAATGAAATTATTGACGAAATAGAGAATTTATACCCGGGGTTACCAACACAAGAGGTTGAAAGTTATTTAAGTAATGCAATTTTTTTAGCTCAGGGGAGTGGTATAATCAGTGCGTAACTATCTTTTAGAATTCTATGAAAGATATAAAAAACCTCCAAAATTTGATTTGTGGAGGTTTGAAGACCCTTTTAAAGTTGCTTTCAATAAGCCTCCGGAAAAGGCATTAAAATATTTAAAACACAAAGCCAAAAAAGTTAAAGTGAGTGTAAATTGGGATGACCTCTCCCAAGAAGCATACGATAAAAGTTTCACAGTCGCAAAAGTAATGAGTGCAGACGTTCTACAAGATATAATAAGTTACATTCAGAAGAGCGTTGCAAGTGGTAAAGGGTTTGATGAGTTTAAGCAAAATGCAATTGATGGGGGTTTAGTTGAAGCAATGCAAAAAGCAGGCTGGACAGGTAATGCTAATAGATTACACGTGATTTTTGATACGAACGTGAAAATGGCGCAGGCAAAAGGACGTTACCAGCAATTAGTGTTAACAAAAGATGTTTTTCCAAATGTCAAATACGTGCAAATTGAAAGAAGAACAAAACGACACGACCACTCTTTACTTAATAATCACGTATTCAGTTTAGATGATCCTATTTTGGACGTTATTTATCCACCGAGTGGTTTCAGGTGCGGGTGTACATTATTCCCAACGAAAGAAAATCCTACTAATCCTAATCTTGATTTTCTTAAAACATCGCAAGACTTTAATATTAGTCCGATTAAGCCTTGGAAACCGGATGTAAAAAAATACACGGATAAAATACACAAAGCGTTAAATGAGTTTTTAGATAGCCAAAAACCGGTTGGCGTGAAACAAATCAAAGAGAAAATAGGACATTCTAAATGATGTTTAATTAATTCTTTGGCTTTATCTATGGGAATATTGCACTTTTTAGATAAACGTTCGGACCAAAAATCAATTGCTTCGTTGATGTCCTCATCGTCGTCAATTAAGTCACGTATAAAAACAAGTAGGTTAGTCTCTACTCCGTTTATAACGTGGCACATATCATTATTTTGTTTCATATCATTATTTTGTTTCATTTTAAACCTCTTTTATTTATGGACGATTTATCAAATCAATTAAATTCATTAATTCAAGGGCTTGCCAATAAAGATTTAACGCCTGCCCTTGAAGTTGTTGCCGCATTAATCCGTTCTTACATTGACCAAAACTTTATGGAACACGGACGTTGGGATGGAAAAGGCACTGACCTTTTTAGTGGCGGCACGCAACATTGGGAACCCCTTGCCCCTTACACAAAAAAAATCTACTCCAAACTTGGTTATGATTTAGAACCTACATTAATGAGAACGAAAAACCTTTATAATTCAATTGAAGTAAGACCAAAGGGTAATAATTCAATTGTTATAAGCGTTGGTGCAGATTATGCTTCAGACCATCAATTTGGGGCGTTAATCCACACCAAAAAAGGCACTCGTAATATCCCTGCAAGACCTTTTATTACTTTAACACAAGACGATTTGAACGAAATTGTAAGGTATTTTGCAAAATTCTTTACATCATAGACAAAATGCGAGTAACAATGTTTATACTGATTTCTAATTCTTGTGCATAATCGTTTGCCGTCCTGCCTGGGTTTGCTTTTATATATCTTTTAATTGCTTTGTGTAACCCTGCATAACGTGGTATGTAAATATACATCCCGCCAAATTTTTCAATCATTTCTTTGACAACTTCAATACCAAAAGTATCAGCTAATAATCGTGCATCGGGGTTTAAATCGTCTGCTCTAATATTATCAAGTATTTTCAATTTGTTCTCCTGTGATTAATTCGTGAACTAATATGTAAGCGTCTCCCTTATTGAACTGTTGCGGAGTAAAACGGAGCAATCGCCAACCTAATAATACCGCTTGATTGTATTTTTCCAAGTCTCCAATTGCTCCGCTCCCTCGTGTGTGCCTGCCGTTTATCCACATTCCACCCTCTATTTCAATTGCGATTTTATATTCCGGCAAGGCATAATCAAATCGCCATCTCCTCAGAGGGTGGAACCTGTATTCACTTTCAAGAATAAATTCTTGTGATAAAAGTATAAACGACTTGCTGTTATTATAATTCGTTGCTTTCATATATTATTTCTAATTTTAATGCTTTGGCAAGTGCGTGCTCGGCTTGTGCTCCGAGGCTCTCCTCCCAACCTCTCAACATATAGATTGTATCACATACCCATATATATTCTATCACATTATATAATGCTTGCTTGTATGATGGTCGGTCAATATCATAAATGGACGACCAGTTATTAATAATTACAACGGGGTTGTAAATTTGAGCTTCAGGGATAAAGTTTTTTAGAAACTTTTCAGCCTCGTAAAAAGCCTGCTTGTTCTCCTCTTCTATCTGTGGGTCAGGGTCGGTAATTTTTCCTGAGATATAAATCTTTTTCATTTTTAAGACCTTTTTTTTTAATGTAAAAATAAATGATACACAAAGGCAAATATAATAGTAGTGAATAAGGTAACAGAAGTACCAATAAGTAATTTATTGATTGTTTTCTCGGCTTCTTGTTCCCTTACATCTTTTTCATAGTTTTTGAAAGCAAGTTTTAAAAGTTCTTTTTCACTTTCAAATTTATCGTGCTCTAATTTATCAAATTCTTTCAGAATGTACATTTTAATTTTTCCTTAATATTCATTATTATTTGTTTTCCAAATATCATAGTTATCATCATTGAATTTTTCAGGCAATTTTTTCCATAATCTGTCATTGTCACGTTCAATAGATTTGTCGCCGTGTAATACCCAATCATTAGCCGGGTCATATTCGTCATATATATCATTCAATTCGTCCATTTTATACCTCACATTTGAATATTGTGTTTTTCATACAAGATTGCTTTCAAAAGCATTAAATAATTTCTTGCATCGCCGATTTTTTCGTCAATATATTCTTTTGTTAATTGCGGTTCGTTCAGCATTTTTCTTATTGATTGTAGGTGCTTGGAATTCAAGTTCCAACAAGCCCATTCAGGCGTGGTCTGCATTAATTGTGCTGTTTCTTTGAAATTTAATAGTCGGTCGTCGTCGGTTGAATATTCTTTCGCTTTCCCATTCATAACAATGTCTTCAAAGTTATGTGAATTCGTGTGTAAAATGTTAAAAGTTTGGTAATTCATTATTTTTCTCCTTATTTAATTGATTAAAAAATTTTGTTTTAAAATGGTAAATCTGGTGTTTCATTAGGTTTATCAAATTGTCTTTTTTCGGTTTGGACACTTTTCTCTGTTGCTTTGATGTTGTATGCTTTACCGCTTTTTGCTTTCCAAATTGCGAGTTCGTATTCAATTCCTGCGATTTTGATAGCCCCTTTATAATCGGGCTTGTTATCCCCTTCGGTTTTGTAAGAATTTTTATAAAAAATTCCTTGTTTTTCTTTCAATTCAAATTCCATTGTTTTTCTCCTTTATTTTCTAAAACTTTTATTCGTAAATGGAACAATATTTACCATTTCCCTTAATCTGTCTATAATTCTTTCCGAGTAACGTTCTTTTAGTTGATTTTTCGTTAGATTGGTCGTGCCGCAAAAATAATAACCTTCTTGGAACGCACGCTGGTAATATCTTAATATCACACTTTCAACAATGTTGTATTTGTTCCCATATTCTAATGATATTGCGGGTTCGGAGCCGATGTCATCTAAACATAAATGTAAACCTTCTGTGTAATAATGTAGTAAGTTATTCTCGGATTGTTTCTCAAAGTCTAATACATTCATAATTAATCCAACCTTTGTTCCGTAATTAGAAAGTAATTTCATTAACGCTGTTTTTCCACTTCCAACGCCGCCTATGAACAATAACCCTTTGTTATTATTGAATTTATTAGGTTCGTTTTTCATATATAATTCTAAATTATGAAATAATTCTTTATCAAAAACAATCAAATTATTTTCAATAGCTAATTGTTCAAAAGGCTTCTGCATCGTCATAATGTGCCGCTTGTGGTTCGTAACCGACGGTCGCTTTATTATTTCTCCGATTTGCATTTTTGCTCCCTTTAAGTTCAAAAAATCCTGCATAATTATTAGCGATGCTCTGTTCAATGATTTCATTAGCAATATCTGGCGAATTATTACTAATCTTAATTAGTCTATTAATCATTATTTGTATTTGCTGTTCGTTCTTGTATGTTTCCCGTCGTTTTTGTTTGTAATTTAACCATTTTTCAATAACTTTTTCAAAGCCTTTTGGTATATTATTATTTCTATTATTATATATATTATTATATATATTATCAATGGGTTGTTTTAACCCGTTGGAATGGGTCGTTTCCGACCGTTGCAATGGTTTGTTTTGACCCGTTGCAATGGGTCGTTTTGACCCGTTGGAATGGGTCGTTTCCGACCCATTGTCTATTTCTTGTTCTTTGATGTCGTCGTTTATTTTATCCCAGTTTATAGTGTAAAAAGTAACACGTTCAATGCCCTTTACTTGCTTGGTTATCCAACCTTTTTTATTAAATAAGGCTTTTACTCTTTTGACTTGGCTTGCACTCAATGCCGTGTCGTCGCAAATTTCATTATTCGTTCGGAATAATTCGTTATTTTCATTGCTCCAGTAACCTAAGTAAGTCAAGAAAATAGCTTCCTCAATACCAATTTTTTTAGCAAGTTTTGGGTAATATACCTGCCCTTGTCCCAGTAATTTTAATGCCTCATTGATTTTCATTTATTAACTCCTCTATTTGTTTTGCCTTTTCTTTATATTCTGCATCATATTGAAGCAGAGCCTTATGCCCTTGCAAACTATCATATATTGTTGAATGGTCACGATTGAATAATCGCCCCAGCATGTTTAAGGAAATAATGCCCTTTTGGTATACTCTGCCTATAATTTGCTTGCGTGCGTCCACTAACTGCCTTTTCCTGCTTGTGCTTATTAAGTCGTGGTAAGTAATACCGTACACATTAGTAACTGCTTGGAATATATTCATATAACCCCCTCTTATTAAGATATTTAATGAATAATACAAGTAAATCCGTGATTTCAACGTTAATTTCGTCATTATATAACATTGTTAATGTGTTCACTTCTGTAATAACATTTTCGTATATGTCTATTGTTGCTACAACATAAACTACTTCTGGAACGTTGAAAATATCCATGTAACATTTCCATTGAATAGAATTCAGATAGGTATATTGATTAAAGCGAGTAGTTGATTTTAATTCGCAGATTGATTGTGGTGTCCAATAATCCGCTTTTCCGACTAATTCAATAATTTCGCCATTGATATAATATCGCTTTGAATTCTTAAGTTCTGCAAGTCCGTGCTGTCTGTAATTTTCAACTTCTTTCATTACTTTTTCAATATCTTTGAATTGAAAGTCGCCTTCTGTATCGGTGCCGTGTTCAATTGCTTTATGGAACGCCGAACCCCTTTCGGTATAGAAATTACCGACAAATTCGTGTGTAATGCTGTCTATTAATTGACTTTCAGGAATATTGCCATTATTGTAAGAATTGAAAGTATCTAATAATGTTACTGATAGTCTCATTTGAACACCTTTTCTTTTAAATCATAACTTAAATTCACTTCTTTTGCACGTTCTTTCAGTAGTTCCCAAATAATATTCTTATTCATAGTTTGTTTCAACGCTGGGATGGTTTCGTTTAATTGTTCTGCTGTTTCCAACTTACTAAATTCCTCTTTATATTTTTGAATTTCCTTCAAAGCTAAATGATTGTTGGCGTTCTGTAAATTCACGTTGTCTAACATTTTAGCAATTTCTATTTCAAAAAAGTCACCAGGCATTGAATTTGGGATGGAAATGTCCGGGTAATTGCTTGTATTCTTACCTTCTGTGCTGTCGTCCTTGGACGAAAAAGTTAATTCCCTTTTTGAATTTTTAAAATACATATATCCGATGTAGTCCATATATCTGTAAATTTGGTCTTTGCTTTGCCCACTGATTACGGGGCGTTTAATAAGGTCGTCACCTTTCATTTTTTCTTGAACATGAGCAACTAAAATCATATTCCTTTTTTGCCCTTTAATTAATTTGAAAAAGTCCATTGTTTCATTGAGCATTGCACTCCATAAGTCAAATGATTTTCTTTTGTTTGCAAGTGACGGGTCAGTCTGTAATAAGTAATTCTTGATGCTGTCCTGCATTGAACCCACGGTATCAATGATTATTGTATCATAGTTTTTTAGATTTTCTATGAATTCTTTTAAATTGCTTTTAATATCTGTAAATTCACCAATTGTCAAACAATCCTTTCTGTATCCACTTCTATAACTTCCATCATCAAAATCTAATAAGATAGGGTTTTTAGCTGTGAATGCAAGTGATGTTTTCCCTACTCCTGCTTCTCCATAAATTAACACATTTACAGAACTTGCCAATAACGGCTCTTCTTGCTTAATAATCTTAAACATTATAACACCTCATTGATTTCTGCGATTAATTCTATAACCTTATTAGCTAATTGGAGCACTGCATCACTCTTAGCCCGGTAATAATCGCTGGTTTCACAAAGTTTTGTAAAAACGTCGTTCAAATCATTGATTATACCGCTCATCAATAGATATTGACGACTTGTTGCTGTTGTTAATACTTCTTTTTCCATTTTGGAACTCCTTTAATTAATTAACTCAATATTGAGTGTTGAAGCACCGAGCGGAGTTGAACCGCTCTTATACCATTGGTGCTTGGTTTAGGACAGATTATTTTTTGCTCTGTAATAGTCTATTATTTTTTTTCCTACAACGTCGTTGAATGTGATTGTTTCATTTTTGCGTTCACTTGTTATGAACATTTTTTTTCGTAACAAATCTCTTATAGATTGGGAACTAACTATAATGTTGTCTTTTTCTAATTCTCTTTGAATTTCACGAATAATCATTTTTTCACCTCTTTTTAAATTGTTTAAATTTGTTAATACAAAATTAAGTAATAAAATTCAACTATGCAAGTGTTTTTTTTTGTTTTTGCCATTTTTTCTAAAAAAAATTTTATTTTGTAGTGCAACTACTACAAACTTGTAGTAAATGCTCAATGACACGATTATTCGTCATCCTTACTATTGCCGTATTCATCGTAGCCGTCTTCATCATAACCATCTCTATCGTAGCCATTTTCATTGTAACCTTCTTTGTTGTAACCTTCTTTGTCGTAGCCGTCTTCATTATAACCTTCGTTATCGTAACCCTGTTCGTCATAACCTGCGCTATCATAACCATATTTATCATAACCATTCTCATCATAACCTTGTTCATCGTAACCGTCTGCGTCCTC